ATGGCACTGAATATTCCATTCAGAAATGCGTACTATCGTTTTGCATCCAGTTACTCATTTCTCTTTTTTATTTCCTGGTCGCTGTGGTGGTCGTTATACGCTATTTGGCTGAAAGGACATCTAGGGTTGACAGGGACGGAATTAGGTACACTTTATTCGGTCAACCAGTTTACCAGCATTCTATTTATGATGTTCTACGGCATCGTTCAGGATAAACTCGGTCTGAAGAAACCGCTCATCTGGTGTATGAGTTTCATCCTGGTCTTGACCGGACCGTTTATGATTTACGTTTATGAACCGTTACTGCAAAGCAATTTTTCTGTAGGTCTAATTCTGGGGGCGCTATTTTTTGGCTTGGGGTATCTGGCGGGATGCGGTTTGCTTGATAGCTTCACCGAAAAAATGGCGCGAAATTTTCATTTCGAATATGGAACAGCGCGCGCCTGGGGATCTTTTGGCTATGCTATTGGCGCGTTCTTTGCCGGCATATTTTTTAGTATCAGTCCCCATATCAACTTCTGGTTGGTCTCGCTATTTGGCGCTGTATTTATGATGATCAACATGCGTTTTAAAGATAAGGATCACCAGTGCGTAGCGGCAGATGCGGGAGGGGTAAAAAAAGAGGATTTTATCGCAGTTTTCAAGGATCGAAACTTCTGGGTTTTCGTCATATTTATTGTGGGGACGTGGTCTTTCTATAACATTTTTGATCAACAACTTTTTCCTGTCTTTTATTCAGGTTTATTCGAATCACACGATGTAGGAACGCGCCTGTATGGTTATCTCAACTCATTCCAGGTGGTACTCGAAGCGCTGTGCATGGCGATTATTCCTTTCTTTGTGAATCGGGTAGGGCCAAAAAATGCATTACTTATCGGAGTTGTGATTATGGCGTTGCGTATCCTTTCCTGCGCGCTGTTCGTTAACCCCTGGATTATTTCATTAGTGAAGTTGTTACATGCCATTGAGGTTCCACTTTGTGTCATATCCGTCTTCAAATACAGCGTGGCAAACTTTGATAAGCGCCTGTCGTCGACGATCTTTCTGATTGGTTTTCAAATTGCCAGTTCGCTTGGGATTGTGCTGCTTTCAACGCCGACTGGGATACTCTTTGACCACGCAGGCTACCAAACAGTTTTCTTCGCAATTTCGGGTATTGTCTGCCTGATGTTGCTATTTGGCATTTTCTTCTTGAGTAAAAAACGCGAGCAAATAGTTATGGAAACGCCTGTACCTTCAGCAATATAGACGTAAACTTTTTCCGGTTGTTGTCGATAGCTCTATATCCCTCAACCGGAAAATAATAATAGTAAAATGCTTAGCCCTGCTAATAATCGCCTAATCCAAACGCCTCATTCATGTTCTGGTACAGTCGCTCAAATGTACTTCAGATGCGCGGTTCGCTGATTTCCAGGACATTGTCGTCATTCAGTGACCTGTCCCGTGTATCACGGTCCTGCGAATTCATCAAGGAATGCATTGCGGAGTGAAGTATCGAGTCACGCCATATTTCGCTATCAGGATTCTGTGTGATGGTTACATCGCCCGGCTCAGGGCTGTTTAGTCATCAGCGCTTTCTGACAGTGCTGAGATTTCAACCTGTTGCAGTAAAAATGAGTAGATATAAGGCAAGTGTGCTGCCAAACCCATCTTTTACGGGGTGAAGGTAGATTTCGTTTGAAGGGTATCTGGTGTCCCCTGCAGACATCGACTTGAGGCGGCAGGGGATTGATTGGAATGGTGTTTTTTAGATGTGAGAAATATTTTACCCGCTATTTTACCCATTGGCGCGGCTTAAGAGCTTATTTTTGAATTCACAATGGTCACGATATAACCATCTTGCTCGACCGTGGATAACTTTGGCTTTTGGCAGGTCGCCGGACTTAATCCGGTCGTAGATGAAGGTTTTACCGAAGCCAGTATCAGCCATGATGAATTTCAAATCAACCAGTGAATCAGGTTGTAGTTCGTGTTGCATGAGTGCTATCTCCGAATAGGGAATCGAACCTGCAAATCAGGCAATAAAAAACCGCATTGATGCGGCGATGGTATGTCTGGATATCTTGAGAAATGAACAGGCCTCATCGAGTGTGAGGCGGTGTGATTTCTTTATTTCCACTCTTAATGCTTGTCAGTGAATGGTTTCTCCATCTCCATTAATGCCTTATTCATATCATTTCGTAACTCTATAGCCATCCTGACGGCTTCAACTTGTGCAGGATGTCGGTTAATTGCTGGAGAATATCGTCGGGAGCGAAGGATTGAGAAAACAAAGATAATGCAAGCAACTATCTGAATTGCATTGCATATTATTGATACAATGTGAATTGCAGCCATCTACTACCCCAAATAAAAAACCGCCATCAGGCGGCTTGGTGTTCTTTCAGTTCTTCAATTCGAATATTGGTTACGCCTCATTCGATGCGCACTCCTGGTATTTCGCCTTTTGATATTGCTAAGTCATAAATTTGCGCGGCACTATACCCATCTCGCATCCATGAATCTAAGGCGCTAACAGCCTCGCTACGCTTTTTATCTTCTCTCTCATTTTTGATATCAACGAGGACATCAACGCAATTAAGGCAAATGTGGATTTTGTCCTTACATTCGATCATGGCGGCTTTACCATGATTTCCGCCACACAGTGAGCATAAATCTTCAGGGTCTGGCTGGTATTTCTGTAACGTTAGAGGGTTGAATGTTGAACAGGTCATAATCATCTCCATAAAATAAAACTCGCCGTAGCGAGTTCAGATAAAAGAAATCCCCGCGAATGCGAGGATTGTTATTCACCTTTGACGTCAAGTTGCAGGTTAGCCATGGTTAACCTCCTGCGGAGTAGCCTTTACAAGCACTGGTGTAAATCCATCTTCATTAAGGTTATGAATATAGACTTCCGTTCTCCTGCGCTCTTCAGCGTTTAATATGGTTTCTGGATCATAAACCCATACTTTCATTCGACTATTCCATGAAGAAATCGCTTCAGATCTAGTTCGTTTTTCTGGTCCTTGGGCACCACATTTGCATGACACATAGCGCATTTTCCCTCTGATACTGAATGAGTATCCGATGTTAAGCACAGTGGAACCACAGAATGGGCAGCGATAGAGATTCATAAATCATCCACCTTAGGCGCAGCTGAGACAGCAACATTCCAGAACTCAGAAAACATATTGTATGCACCAGATAGATTGGAAGTGGCATACCCTCCAAGCTCACTTCTAATCTGAACGGCTCTCATCATTTCCGGCGTTAACTCCTTCGGCACCATAACCCAACCATCCGGAGTTACCGGAGAGTTGCCATCCAGCGCGTTCAACTTGTAAGCCTGGCTTACAGGTTCGGCACTATGAAGCATGGCAGCGCGGCAGGCGTTCCAGCCTTGAACCTTAGCTATTGCCACAACTGCATCGGTAAAGAACATTCTCGCGGTATCTGGCTCCGGCATTTCATCCGGCACCGCTTGCTGCGGTAACTGTGGTACAGTCAGTGACTCCAATTCAGCGATACGCTTCTCTGCGGCTTCCAGTTCATCAAGCAGCGCCAAGACGGTAGCCGGATTGGCTGCGGCGATGAATTCAGCATTGGCCTGCTGTTCCATTTGGAAATCTTCATCGAAACCGCTTTCAGGATGCGCTCCTTCAATTCTGCAAATGGGAAGATATCCAACAACTTCACGATGAATTAGCGCATCACCAGCATCAAATCTCTCCTCTCCATATTCGAGCGACCACGCACCACACGTTGCTTTTTCTGCTGCCTCACGCAGTGCCTGATAGTCAATCTTGTTCATGTCACATCACCCTGAAGCCGTTGCATTTACGTAAGAAATCGCAGATATAGCCCTTCATTTTTTCATGCCAATCTCGATCATTCCCATTGCACCACCCATCAGGTGGAGTCCAGTTTTCTATCAGAGCAGCCATTTTCTTTGCTTTCGCCGGAGTAGCTGTTGCGGTATCGCAGTAATGACGAGTGTCAACAAACTTATCCATGCCATCGATATCAAGTACGCAAAACCATGTGTGATTCGGAATTCCTACAGGTGGTATTTGTTGCCCACGTCGGCGTTTATCAATGAGATATACACTCACTGGTTACCTCCTTTGCGAAGCTCTGCGGCGAACTCGTTAAGTGATATGTAGCAATCTCCAAATGTTAACGAACCGCTCGACTGCATATGCTCCATAGCCATCTCCACACCCTGCGCCCGTACTTCAGCCAGGAAAGCATCGGTGGCTGGGGTTTCCGTGAAGTTGTCCTCCCAACCGTAGTACTCCTGACGACAGAAGTTATTAAATTCCTTCTCCGACTGTTTAAGCGCCGCATTATCCGCTGCCAGCGCCGCGCACTTGGCCTCCGCTTCAGCAAATTTACGCACCAGATATTCAGCGTTTGTTTCGTTAACCTTTAAATCTCGTGGGATGCATTTACCTTTCAGAAAACCATCCATCTCAATTAGTGACATTTGTTTCATTTCTTCCCACTCCGCCACATCGCATTCAGATATTTGTTTTGATTCACTGATGGAAACGAGTTTCGCTTAAGTAATTCCTCTCTCGATGGCATTGGCTTTACGCGTTGGCGAATAATCATTTCTGCCGGAAGAATGCCGGGATTGTATGCAAGTCCTCTCATGGTAAATTCCTCAGTCATTACTGATAGCGCCATAGCGTGAGCGGTAATTACGCAGGCGCGGGTCGATATATTCAGGGAAGTGGGTATATGTGGCTTTGCGGAATGGTCGGATTGATGTCTGGTAAATTCGCTCGCGTTCTTCTTTCTCTGCAAGCCATATACAATGGCGAAATTCCTTTTCCTCTTTCGTTTCCTGCGGTAGCGACATTATCCGGTCGTAGTTTTTCCTGAATTTATCCAGCACCTCCGATACGGAATTGCCGGAACAGCGGCGCGGGTCATCCGCACCATACAGAGGCGCTGGCATAATGGAATCCTTATTTTGCTAATTTAGAAGGGAATTGAATCGTCGTATTCAGGATGATTTTGATGATTGCTACTTTGTTGCTGTTGGCTGTTTCCTGAAGTTGCAAATCCAATCTTTGCATTCAGTAATTCAAGAGTGATTGATTGACCATTTTGCCCCTGATAAACATCAACCCTGATGTTTTCTCCGGTAATTTCAACAATGCCACCTTCAACAAGAACACTACAGTAGTAATCCACTTGCGCTCCCGGCTTGGCAAATACAACGGCGCTGTAGTTTGTCCATTCTTTCTTTTTTGTCTGGCGATCGTAATACTGAACGCCAGCACGGATGTTGAATCCGATATTTTCCCCAGCCTGAAACTCTCTTGCAGGTTTGTTTAGTCTTACAGTAATCGAATGTGCCATTAAGCAATCGCTCCTTCTAATTCGTCTCGTCTGATGTTGTAAACGTCCTGCGCTTTGTGCTGCTCAGGTGTGCCTTCGAGCATCTTCCACGCTTTGGCGAACGCCTGTTTAAGCTCTTCTACGGTGTTTTTTTGCATTGCTGCGTCAGTGAATGCTTTTAGAACCTGTTCAGGTGTAGGTGATGGTTTTGATTGCTTTGCTGCTGCGTTCTGCTGATGTTTATGCTCGTCTGTATCTGCATCTTTCGCATCATCAATGCCGAACAAACCATTGAGGCAATACTTGCGTGCATAAGAGCTTGTAGCTCCAGTAACTTGTGCAGAATCCATTCCTTTCTTGCTTTCTTCCTCTCGTGCAAGGGCAGTTGCCGTATGACTGTTTTCGCCATCGGTAATAGTTGCCGTGGCTTTCACGTAATACCGATCACCAATCAACACAACTTCATCGCTGATTGATAAAAACAGGCCATTCAGTAACGGCTTAACGCCTTCAAGAATGTCTTCGCAGCTTCTGTATTTATATTTACCGAATGAGTTGTACTGATTCTTTGGCGCGTTCAGATTCTCCTGAATAGCTGCCAGTCTTGCGTAAAATTCTTTGCTCATATGATTGTTCTCAGAATGGACACGGCCCAAGGAAATAACGCTGATTTAATACTTCGACTCGGGACAAGTTAAGGCATACCCGCATTCCTTCGCGGTCACCATTATGGCGATACCAGAGAGCTTTCTGCGTGTACATGCGTCTCTGTAACTTGCTCTCCTTCACTGTGGTTGCAAGTGACATGAATATCTCCTTCGTTACCGATTAATTCTTTCATCTGACGAATGAATTCTTCGTCTGACCAGTTATCTGTAAAACTCATGGACGGCCTTGTTGTTTCAAAATATCCCAAAGCTTTTCGAGCAAACTTTTCATTCTTGGTTGTTTAAAGTCTGCTCCGGTTAAAATATTTTTTCGTGAATGCTGTACCGATAAAATCGGGTTGAAAGGGCGAACCGATGCCGCCCCTGCAATAGCGAACTGTTGCATAGGATGCTCCTTCTGTTTGATTGCATAACGAAAACGCCTCGAGTGAAGCGTTATTGGTATGCATATAAAAATGCCCTCACATCGGAGGGCAAAGAAGATTTCCAATAATCAGAACAAGTCGGCTCCTGTTTAGTTACGAGCGACATTGCTCCGTGTATTCACTCGTTGGAATGAATACACAGTGCTTATTCGTCATGCATTTCAGGTAATTCTTCGTATTCGACGCCCCATACGAGTTTACACCAACTAACTCGCTCATATCTTTTACAAAAATCAGACCACATGACTTGTGTTCCATCATGGTTTGTTATTACTTCTGTAATATCACCAACACTAACAAAACTGGTATTAGAAGCAGTTATTTTTACTTTCATTACTTATCTCCAAGAGCATTTGCAGCCTCTTTTGCTTTGTGAATCCATAGCATAGCCATGTAGTACACAACCTTTTCGTCGGCTCCTGTGATATCTTGCTCTGCCATCCATTTTGTAAATTCAACTGCGTTCATATTCACCTCTGTTGTTTATGCTAAAAATAAAGGCCACCATCAGGCAGCCTTGTTGTAAATGTTGCAGGTATCAAGTAAGTAATTAGATGGAGCGCCATAAATTATGAATTCATCGTTTGTCGGGTCCATCTCCATCTCTTGGCCTATTGCCATTCTTGCGTCAGTGTCATCAGCGGCGAAGCATAAAACAGCCCACGCACCCATTGTTTTAAAAAGAACTGCAATTGGCTGTGGTTTTACTGAATTTGCGTTAGCGCGAAAATCACAAATCGCACTTTCATGAAATTCCATATCTCACCTCAAATAAGTGGTTTGCTGCCTAATTTCATTTTCTGGCGACCAACACAAGTCACACCCATTTCACTACGTGGCTTGCTGTAGTAAATACGGTTCTGTTTACTCTCGACTTCTTCTGCCTTCTTGCAGCGAAGGCTTCCGAGTGATGCTGCTTTGTCTGCTCTGACGCAACCAGAGAGCTTTAGCGCAATTTTTCGCGTCAGTCGCTGCTCTTGCATTGCCTGTTCACGTTGAGCCTGTCTGCGTGCTCTGCGGCGATTTCTGGCGTTATCGTCAGCCAGATATGTAATGACTACTGTCATGTTGACCTCCGATGAAACAACTTTGGAATTGATAGTGATTGCAAAGTGGTTTCTGGCCCCTCGAACTGAGGGGCAGAAAGAGCATCTCGCCACCTAATAGGTCAATGCTCGGATCGAGAGATTTAATTAACCTCGGTTTTGAAGTTATGCATTCACATAAATCCTCCTGTTGCATGTGCAGCATTGGCTGTGTTTGGCGGCTGCATTTCGCCTATGGAATTGACTTTGGCGGTGACGCGCCGGGTGCTTATCTTCCGGTTGCCGTCGTGCAGCTGCACTTCACGTCACCCCAAAGCCAACTACTCTTTGGTTCCCGCATTTCGGCGGGACAATCCCATCAATGTTAAAGAGCCTGCCAATCTGTTCCGTTTGGCTTCCAGCGTCCTGCTGATGGCTTAAATTTAAGATCTCTTTAATTAATGGTCAAGAGTATTTTTGAAGAAAACTTAAATTTTCTTTCGTAACTTAAGTTTGGCTTTGATTTTTAAAGGAAATAAAAAAAAGGGGCGAATGCCCCCTTATGGAAGGTTTGCTAGTTTTGCATCGACAACTACGCCGATGATTTTGCAGTTTCCGTTGATCTCGATCATCGGATATTGTGGGTTAAGTGGTTTTAGAAACTTCCTGCCTGCATCAATAACTAACTTCTTGAAAGTTGCCTCGTTTTCTCCTTCGAGCTTTGCAACTACCAGTTTCCCGTTACGCGGCTCTACTTCAGGATCGACGAGTATTATCATTCCTTCAGGGATACTGAGACCGGCCGGAGCCGTCATTGAGTCTCCCTTCACGTCCAACCAAAACGAATCTTCTGAACAGTCTACGGTTGTATCGTACCAGTTATCTATTGCACGCTTATGATATGGTTCTACAGCTTCCATCCAGCATCCTGCGCTCACCCAGCTAATCAGAGGGTATGACCCTCTTGGATCATGCCTACTGTGATAGGCAATGTTTGAAAGACTTTCCTCTCCTTTCATCAGATAGTCAGGGGAACACTTCAACGCATTAGCCAGGGCGAGAAGATTCTCTCCATTTGGCTCTGTCTCAGAGCGTTCCCACTGAGATATGGCAACATTAGACACGCCGACCATCTTTCCAAGTGCGGCCTGCCTGATCTTGAGTTCTTTTCTCCGAGCGCGAATGCGCTCTCCCATCAATTGAGTTTTCATAGTTAAGACATCTTAAATAAACTTGACTTAAGATTCCTTTAGTGGATAATTTAAGTGTTCTTTAATTTCGGAGCGAGTCTATGTACAAGAAAGATGTTATCGACCACTTCGGAACCCAGCGTGCTGTAGCTAAAGCGTTAGGCATTAGCGACGCAGCAGTCTCTCAGTGGAAGGAAGTCATCCCAGAGAAAGACGCCTATCGACTGGAAGTCGTTACAGCTGGCGCCCTGAAGTATCAAGAAAGCGCTTACCGCAAAGCGGCATAAGCAAATTGCTCTTTAACAGTCATGGTCCTCATTCCCGCCGAAATGCGGGAATACAACGCGCATAAGTTGATGCGCATAACTTCTTATTTGTTAAGGAAATACTTACATATGGTTCGTGCAAACAAACGCAACGAGGCTCTAAGAATCGAGAGTGCGTTGCTTAACAAAATCGCAATGCTTGGAACTGAGAAGACAGCGGAAGCTGTGGGGGTTGATAAGTCGCAGATCAGCAGGTGGAAGAGGGACTGGATTCCAAAGTTCTCAATGCTGCTTGCTGTTCTTGAATGGGGTGTCGTCGACGACGACATGGCTCGATTGGCACGACAAGTTGCTTCGATTCTCACCAATAAAAAACGCCCGGCGGCAACCGAGCGTTCTGAACAAATCCAGATGGAATTCTGAGGTCATTACTGGATCAATCCACAGGAGTCATTATGACAAAACAACTCAGTCCTTACCAGGACAAAATTCACAAACACATACTACGTGATCGCTTCCTGTCCAGCTTCAAGCAGCCTGGTCGATTCCGGGCTGAGTTGGAAAAAGTGAAGCTGATGCAGAAGGAGAAAGGTCATGAGTAATCTTGCAACCGTAACACATTTAAGGCCTTCACAACGGCCTGTGGAGCGTCGTGTGGCAGAAGTTGAAGATGGTTATACCCGTCTTGCAAATGCCCTGTATGAAGAGCTTATCGGCGCAGATTTAACTAAAAATCAGAGCAAGGTTGCCCACGCCATATGCCGTAAAACATACGGCTACGGTAAAAAGATGGATCGCATCTCTGATAGTCAGTTAGCTCAAATTACCAGGCTGCCAAGACAGAAGGTAAACAAGGCCAAGAATGAGCTTATCGCGATGAAGGTTATCCTTCGCGAAGGCCAGCAAATCGGGCCTAACAAGAACATCGAGGAATGGCAAATCGAAGGGTGTCACTACTCTGGTGATAATGTCACTGCATTGGTGACAAAAAGTGTCACCAAAACGGTGACAGCGCTGTCACCAAAACAGGGACACACAAAAGAAACTATTACAAAAGAAAAAAGAAATAATAAAAACACTATGTCCGAAAGTGTTCGGACGGAGTGTGAAAAATCACCTGACCGTCACGAAGAAACCGACAAGGCATTCGAGGAAATATTCTGGTGTGCAGGCATGCGGAAAGCCGGGAAGAAAAACGCAGCTTCGGCATTCAGAACACAGTTCAGGGAATGGCGTAAAACTACCAAGGGTACGGCAAGCGAGTTTGCCACGATGCTGGCAGAAGACATCGCATGCAGGAATGGTAAGCAGTTCGGATTCGACAGGTTGTTACCATCGAGCTACCTGAACGGTCAGCGCTGGAACGACGAAAAGCCAGAAACCATTCAACCACAATCCAAACCATCATCCGCAATCACCGTATCGAAAACTGGCTACGTGTTTTTCGACAGGTGAACCATGAAATCAAAAATCAAATCGCTACTGGTCGCTGGTTATAACCACGGCTGGTTAAGTATTTCGTTTGTCGATTTCTGGTTTAAAAATCTCAATCTGAGGGAATCATGACGCCAAGTGAACTTAGCGACCTGCTTTGGGCGCAGGTTGACAGGGTGGCTCCGCACCTGTTGCCAAACGGCAAGAAAGAGGGGCATGAGTGGGTTGCCGGTAACGTCAACGGTGACAAGGGAAACAGCCTTAAGGTCAACCTTAGCGGCAAGAAAAAATGGGCTGATTTCGCTGAGGGAGACGGCGGTGACATGCTTGATTTGTGGATGGCATGTCGTGGAATTAACCTGCATCAGGCTATGCAGGAAGCGAAAGCATTTCTCGGTATCAAGGATGACGATCACCATTTCGATGCCAGACGTGAGAAGAAATTCTCCAGACCTGATCGCAAGAAAATCGCCCGCTACGTTACCAGAACAGAATCCCATCTTGAGTACCTGCAATCGCGTGGCATATCGCCAGAAATCGTAAAGCGCTACGAGGTTGTCAGCGGCAAGGTGTGGAATGGAGAGCGAGAACTGGATGCTCTGGTGATTCCGTACAAACGCGATGGTGAGTTGTTGCAGGTCAAGCGAATCAGCACTGAGCGCCCGGACGGGAAGAAAGTCATTATGGCAGAAGGTGATTGCGAACCTTGTCTGTTCGGATGGCAGGCTCTGGACGCTGGCGTGAGGGCGGTTGTACTTTGCGAAGGCGAAATTGATTGTATGAGCTATGCGCAATACGGCATCTCGGCGTTATCCGTGCCGTTTGGTGGAGGGAAAGGCGCTAAGCAACAGTGGATTGAGTTTGAGTATCACAACCTCGACAGGTTTGAGGAAATATTCATCTCGATGGACGTTGATGATGTTGGTCGTGAAGCCGCAAGGGAAATCGCAAGCCGACTCGGTGAACATCGTTGCCGTCTTGTTACTCTGCCGTACAAAGACATCAACGAATGCCTGATGAACGGTGTTACCGAGGATGAAATCTGGCAGTACATCGGCACGGCATCCTACTTCGATCCTGAAGAACTCTACAGTGCGCGAGAGTTTTACCAGGACACTATCAACGCTTTCTACGGCAAGCAGCAGTATCTGTTTAATCCACCGTGGGAATCTCTGGCAGATAAATTCCAGTTCCGTGAGGCAGAGTTGACGCTGGTCAATGGTGTGAACGGTCACGGAAAAACGGAGGTTGTCGGGCATATGGCACTTGAGGCAATGCGTCAGGGTGTGAAGACGTGCATCGCGTCACTTGAGCTGAAGCCAGGCATTCTTCTTAAGCGACTTACCCGTCAGGCGACGTGCTGCAAGATGCCGCCAGTGCTGGAAATTGACTCTGCATTTAAATTTTATGACGAAAGACTTTGGGTGTTTGGCCTGACCGGAACGGCGAAAGCCGACAGGCTGATCGAAATATTCGACTACGCTCGCCGCCGATACGGCATCCAGTTATTCATCATCGACAGCCTGATGAAATGTGGCATAGGCGACGATGACTATAACGGGCAGAAGGCGTTTGTTGACTCGATTTGCGACTTCAAAAACAAAACAAACTCCCACGTCATTCTCGTTACTCACTCGCGAAAAGGAGACAGCGAAGAAAAACCAACCGGGAAAATGGACGTAAAAGGCTCTGGAGCGATAACAGACCTGACAGACAACCTTTTCATCATATGGCGTAACAAGGCTCGCGAGAGAGCGTTACAGAGAGTTCAGAGTGGTGAAAAAATGTCAGAGAAGGACGAACAGCTACTGGCATCTCCGGCATCTGTTTTGATGCTTGAAAAACAACGTAACGGCGAAGGTTGGGAAGGTGGTGTCCCGTTGTTCCTTGACGAGCAATCGCACCAGTTCCTGCAACTTGAATCAGGATCTCCATATAGCTACATCGCCAATATGCCGAAATCGGAATATGACGAGGCGTGGCGACAGGAAAACGTGACGGAGTATTAAATGACCATCTACATCACTGAGCTAATAACATGCCTGCTGGTAATCGCAGGCCTTTTTATTTGGGGGAGAGGGAAGTCATGAAAAAACTAACCTTTGAAATTCGATCTCCAGCACATCAGCAAAACGCTATTCACGCAGTACAGCAAATTCTTCCAGACCCAACCAAACCAATCGTAGTAACCATTCAGGAACGCAACCGCAGCTTAGACCAGAATCGAAAGCTTTGGGCTTGCCTTGGTGACGTCTCTCGTCAGGTTGAATGGCATGGTCGCTGGCTGGATGCAGAAAGCTGGAAGTGTGTGTTTACCGCAGCATTAAAGCAGCAGGATGTTGTTCCTAACCTTGCCGGGAATGGCTTTGTGGTAATAGGTCAGTCAACCAGCAGGATGCGTGTAGGCGAATTTGCGGAGCTATTAGAGCTTATACAGGCATTCGGTACAGAGCGTGGCGTTAAGTGGTCAGACGAAGCGAGACTGGCTCTGGAGTGGAAAGCGAGATGGGGAGATCGGGCTGCATGACTATCAAATCAAATACGCCAGCACACGACAAGGACTGCTGGCAAACGCCGCTTTGGCTTTTTGATGCGCTGGATATTGAGTTTGGATTCTGGCTGGATTCAGCTGCGAGCGACAAAAATGCTCTGTGTGCTCACTGGCTAACTGAGGCCGACGACGCGCTCAATTCTGAGTGGGTAAGCCACGGTGCAATCTGGAATAACCCACCGTACAGCAATATCAGGCCGTGGGTGGAAAAAGCCGCTGAGCAGTGCATACAACAGCGACAGACGGTAGTTATGCTTGTGCCAGAGGATATGTCAGTCGGATGGTTCAGCAAGGCTCTGGAGAGTGTCGACGAAGTTCGCATTATCACTGATGGACGGATTAATTTTATCGAACCATCGACAGGGCTGGAGAAGAAGGGAAACAGCAAAGGCTCCATGCTGCTGATTTGGCGACCGTTCATCAGTCCTCGACGGATGTTTACTACCGTATCCAAAGCGGCATTGATGGCGATCGGGCAGGGCGTCAGGAGGGCGGCATGAGACGACAGCGACGAAGTATCACCGACATAATCTGCGAAAACTGCAAATACCTTCCAACGAAACGCTCCAGAAATAAACGCAAGCCAATCCCAAAAGAATCTGATGTAAAAACCTTCAACTACACGGCTCACCTGTGGGATATCCGGTGGCTAAGACATCGTGCGAGGAATACAAGGTGATTGACCCAAATCGAAGTTACGAACAAGAAAGCGTCGAGCGGGCTTTAACGTGCGCTAATTGCGGTCAGAAGCTGCATGTGCTGGAAGTTCACGTATGTGAGCACTGCTGCGCAGAACTGATGAGCGATCCGAATAGCTCAATGTACGAGGAAGAAGACGATGGCTAAACCAGCGCGAAGACGATGTAAAAACGGTGAATGTCGGGAATGGTTTCACCCTGCATTCGCTAATCAGTGGTGGTGCTCTCCAGAGTGTGGAACAAAGATAGCACTCGAACGACGAAGTAAAGAACGCGAAAAAGCGGAAAAAGCAGCAGAGAAGAAACTACGACGAGAGGAGCAGAAACAGAAAGATAAACTGAAGATTCGAAAACTCGCCTTAAAGCCCCGCAGTTACTGGATTAAACAAGCCCAACAAGCCGTAAACGCCTTCATCAGAGAAAGAGACCGCGACTTACCATGTATCTCGTGCGGAACGCTCACGTCTGCTCAGTGGGATGCCGGACATTACCGGACAACTGCTGCGGCACCTCAACTCCGATTTGATGAACGCAATATTCACAAGCAATGCGTGGTGTGCAACCAGCACAAAAGCGGAAATCTCGTTCCGTATCGCGTCGAACTGATTAACCGCATCGGGCAGGAAGCAGTAGACGAAATCGAATCAAACCATAGCCGCCATCGCTGGACTATCGAAGAGTGCAAGGCGATCAAGGCAGAGTACCAACAGAAACTCAAAGACCTGCGAAATAGCAGAAGTGAGGCCGCATGACGTTCTCAGTAAAAACCATTCCAGACATGCTCGTTGAAGCATACGGAAACCAGACAGAAGTAGCACGCAGACTGAAATGTAGTCGCGGCACGGTAAGAAAATACGTTGATGATAAAGACGGGAAAATGCACGCCATCGTCAACGACGTTCTCATGGTTCATCGCGGATGGAGTGAAAGAGATGCGCTATTACGAAAGAATTGATGGCAGCAAATACCGAAATGTTTGGGTAGTTGGCGATCTGCACGGATGCTACACGAACCTGATGAAAAAACTGGAGACGATAGGATTCGACACCAAAAAAGACCTGCTTATCTCGGTTGGCGATTTGGTCGATCGCGGTACAGAGAACGTTGAATGCCTGGAATTAATCACATTCCACTGGTTCAGAGCTGTACGTGGAAACCATGAGCAAATGATGATTGATGGCTTATCAGAGCGCGGAAACGTCAATCACTGGCTGCTTAATGGCGGTGGCTGGTTCTTTAATCTCGATTACGACAAAGAAATTCTGGCTAAAGCTCTTGCCCATAAAGCAGATGAACTTCCGTTAATCATCGAACTGGTGAGTAAAGATAAAAAATATGTCATCTGCCACGCCGATTATCCTTGTGACGAATACGAGTTTGGAAAGCCAGTTGATCATCAGCAGGTAATCTGGAACCGCGAACGAATCAGCAACTCACAAGACGGGATCGTGAAAGAAATCAAAGGCGCGGACACGTTCATCTTTGGTCATACGCCAGCAGTGAAACCACTCAAGTTTTCCAACCAGATGTATATCGATACCGGCGCAGTGTTCTGCGGAAACCTCACATTGATTCAGGTACAGGGAGAAGGCGCGTGGGCATAAGAGAACTAAACCTCACCAAAGAGCAGCACGAGTGGCTGAATGGCTGGCTTGAACTGTGGGGCGCATGGGTTTATTCAGGTCGTCTGGAAAAGCGCATGAGCAGCGTAATAGCGAAGTTCATGGAGAGCGTAGAGCCGGGAAGAGTTATGACAAGGCCAATGTGCAATGATGATGATGGAATGTTGATTTCTCAGGTCGTCGATTCCGTCATGTACATTGACAAAAAAGCCTTTGGCATCCTCCTCAGCTACTACGCTCATGGTTCATCTAAGCGAGCAATTGCATCCTACTATCACGCGACTGCAAAGCCACGCAAGATGTGTGGACGTGGTGGCGAGGGATGGAGAAAACCTTCACTGGCAACCTGTAGAAACGAAATTGACGACATCCTGAAAGCGTCATTATTTGTTTTGTACCAACCAATGCAAAATGCTTTCAAAATGCGTAAACGTGTTGAGAAAGTTAAGCATGTTGCTGTTAAAAACCTTGACATGCAATTAGCCATTTAGCCATAATTAGAGGGTAAGCTGCCGTTAGTGACTCTTAAGTTGCAACGGTGGCTTTTTTGTTTGCACAACAGGTAAGAGCATTGAACCCGCAGACCTCGCGGAATTGGTGAAAGGTGCCGCGCAGTGCTCTTATCGTTGTGGTGAATACGCAGGCTGATGCGTTAATCAGGTGAACGAGACACCCGCCGGTCCGTGATATGGCACACCGTGCCGGTCATATCTGCCGCGGTTAGGTTTACGAGGATTTCGTAAAGCTGGTCTAGGGTGAAGCCGTGAAAGCGGAGGAAGTAAAACGAGGCGTCGGTACACGCCTATCGTCATTAAGTCGGAGTTCAGCACCGACCGCCACAACCCAAACTGGGCCGTAGCCACTGGCTATCCTGAATTCATCAGTGATAGTTATGCTGCGGCTTTCTACACATGACCTTCGTGAAAGTGGGTGGCAGGAGGTTGCGCTAACAACCTCATGCCGTTTTGCCCGTGCATATCGGTCACGAACAAATCTGATTACTAAACACAGTAGCCTGGATTTGTTCTATCAGTAATCGACCTTATTCCTAATTAAATAGAGCAAATCCCCTTATTGGGGGTAAGACATGAAGATGCCAGAAAAACATGACCTGTTAGCCGCCATTCTCGCGGCAAAGGAACAAGGCATCGGGGCAATCCTTGCGTTTGCAATGGCGTACCTTCGCGGCAGATATAATGGCGGTGCGTTTACAAAAACAGTAATCGACGCAACGATGTGCGCCATTATCGCCTGGTTCATTCGTGACCTTCTCGACTTCGCCGGACTAAGTAGCAATCTCGCTTATATAACGAGCGTGTTCATCGGCTACATCGGTACTGACTCGATTGGTTCGCTTATCAAACGCTTCGCTGCTAAAAAAGCCGGAGTAGAAGATGGTGGAAATCAATAATCAACGTAAGGCGTTCCTCGATATGCTGGCGTGGTCAGAGGGAACTGATAACGGACGGCAGAAAACCAGAAATCATGGTTATGACGTCATTGTTGGCGGAGAGCTATTCACTGATTACTCCGATCACCCTCGCAAACTTGTCACGCTAAACCCCAAACTCAAATCAACAGCCGCCGGACGTTACCAGCTTCTTTCACGTTGGTGGGATGCATACCGTAAGCAGCTTGGCCTGAAAGACTTCTCTCCGAAAAGCCAGGACGCTGTGGCATTGCAACAGATTAAAGAGCGTGGCGCTTTGCCGATGATTGATCGCGGTGATATCCGTCAGGCAATCGACCGTTGCAGCAATATCTGGGCTTCGTTGCCCGGGGCTGGTTATGGCCAGTTCGAGCATAAGGCTGACAGCCTGATTGCAAAATTCAAAGAAGCTGGCGGAACGGTAAGAGAGATTGAGGTATGAGCAGAGTAACCGCGATTATCTCCGCTCTGGTTATCTGCATCATCGTCTGCCTGTCATGGGCTGTTAATCATTACCGTGATAACGCAATCGCCTACAAAGAGCAGCGCGATAAAGCCACATCCATCATCGCTGATATGCAGAAGCGTCAACGTGATGTAGCAGAACTCGACGCCAGATACACAAAGGAGCTTGCTGATGCTAACGCGACTATCGAAAGCCTCCGTGCTGATGTTTCTGCTGGTCGTAAGCGCCTGCAAGTCGCCGCCACCTGTGCAAAGCCAACGACCGGAGCCAGCAGCATGGGCGATGGAGAAAGCCCAAGACTTACAGCAGATGCTGAACTCAATTATTACCGTCTCAGAAGTGGAATCGATAGGATAACCGCGCAGGTTAACTACCTGCAGGAATACATCAGGACTCAGTGCCTGAAATAATTTTTTTGCAAATCACAAAGTCCATTTAATGAGCCTCGCGATGCGGGGCTTTTTTACATCTGAATTTCACAGCGCATCTCACGCGCATATTACATCACCCGAGCCTTTCAGAAAGTTGAGCCTGAGAACTGCCGTATATGGTGGCGACCATCTCGGGACGGCTTTTCTGTGAGACAGGCTCACTTTCTAAAAGGTAAAGACGCTATGAATCATCAATTGGCTAATCTCGATTTCCGGGACATGGTGGTTGTTTCTGGTGATCGCGTGATCACAACCTCCCGCAAGGTAGCAGCTTACTTCGACAAGCAGCATCACCACATCATTCAGAAAATCAAAAAGCTAGACTGTTCGGATGAATTTCTAACCAGCAACTTTTCGCGGGTTACCTATGAACACAAGGGTAATCAGTATGTTGAATATGAAATTTCCAAAGACGGTGCGATGTACATCATCATGTCGTTTACCGGCAAAAAAGCTGCCGCCATCAAAGAGGCGTTTATCAAAGCATTTAATTGGATGCGTGACAGGCTGATGGAGATGGCTCACTCATACCAAAGAGAGCACAACGAGTTAATGCTGGAGTTCATGAAGGAAAAGGATGTTGCCAGTATGTCAGGACGCTTGCTGAACCGCTGGGGCAGGATCAAAAAACCTCAACTCATAGCAAGAATCGAAAGGCTTGAGCAGCAGGCGCAAATATCGATCCCCGGACTGCCAAAGTGACCATTCCAAAGCCCATCTACGGGTGGCTTGATAATGAAACCGTGATTTACATCCCCACAATCCGGGTATGTAAAAGATAGTTCAGGCGAGAACAGATTTAACTAAGTCTGTGCACCACCAGTTGCGGCAGTACCACGAAACAACCCAAGCCAGTAAGTGGGGAAATAACACTGGCAGCCACTGAAAGATGAACCTCCTGCCTTATGGCAAAAAAGATTCTTTGTGGTGGCGGACTGATGGAAAGACATCGGTTATTGCAGAGGCCATTCAATGAGTGGTCTCGACAATGGCTTATACCCTACACGGGATAACTTAACTGATATCCCTTTTAACGGATAAACGGAGCCAACAATGGCAGAGATTATTCCCATGACTGAAGAACAGAAATTCCAGTTAGAGATTTACAAACTGGTCATGAACCAGAACGCAGCCGCAGAAGAAGCATTTCAGTTCATTGGCACTGACGAGCTGAAGCTTGAGCTATTCAAAATTCACTTCCAGTCAGGCGGCGCTAATTCAGATATCACGACGCGCACTATCGAAGCGGTGCGTAAATCGAAGGAAGCGTTAGACCTGTTCACTACCGGAGTGTAAGAGATGACTGAACAAGAAATGCCGAGATACCAGTGCCACAAAAAAGTTCGCGCCATGAAGATTGGCTCTATAGAACATAAGCCAAACCCAGATCAGTCTGGTAAGACTGGCTCTTCTAGTTATGGGGCAATTATTCATCCGGATGATAAGAAATACGCAGCATTTGATGTTAGCGCGGAATATATCTGTAAGCACCGACCAATGTCTGGAGGCTATTACGTTGTCTATGAGGATGGATATGAATCATATTCTCCTGCTGAGGTATTTGAGTCTGGATATTCAAAATTATAGGAATCCTCTATGACAAGCGTCGTTGATCTTGGTAAGGAGAAGAAATTCCCAATTACTCAAGAGCTATACGAGAGGCTGGAAAGCGTCATCCATGATTACGATGGTGAAATCAGTTTATGCGAGGCGATTGGCACACTCGAATTGCTGAAGCAGTCACTGATTGAAGGCGCGAAAGAGTCCTCAGCCTGAAATGACAATTAAGTGAGATAAATATGGCGACTGAACCAAAAGCTGGTCGCCCCTCTGATTATATGCCGGAGGTGGCTGACGATATCTGCTCGTTGCTTTCTTCTGGCGAAAGTTTGCTGAAAGTATGTAAGCGTCCTGGTATGCCGGATAAGTCCACTGTTTTCCGCTGGTTGGCAAAGCATGAGGATTTTCGCGACAAGTACGCGAAGGCAACTGAGGCACGAGCTGATTCTATTTTCGAAGAGATATTCGAAATTGCTGACAATGCGATTCCAGATGCTGCTGAAGTGGCAAAGGCAAGACTTCGCGTTGATACCCGCAAATGGGCGCTGGCCCGAATGAATCCCCGTAAGTATGGCGACAAGGTAACTAACGAGCTTGTCGGTAAGGACGGCGGCGCAATTCAGATTGAAACATCACCGATGAGCACTCTGTTCGGAAAATGACCTCGATTAATCCTATCTTTGAACCGTTCATTGAGGCGCATCGCTACAAAGTCGCCAAAGGCGGTCGAGGTAGCGGTAAGTCATGGGCAATTGCGAGGCTGCTTGTTGAAGCGGCGCGTCGGCAGCCTGTGCGCATACTTTGCGCTCGTGAGCTGCAAAACAGTATCAGCGATTCGGTAATTCGGTTGCTTGAAGACACCATAGAGCGGGAAGGGTATTCGGCTGAGTTTGAAATTCAGCGTTCAATGATTCGTCATCTCGGAACGAATGCTGAGTTCATGTTCTACGGCATCAAAAACAACCCGACGAAGATTAAATCGCTCGAAGGCATTGATATCTGCTGGGTGGAGGAAGCGGAAGCGGTAACGAAGGAATCATGGGATATCCTGATACCAACCATCCGCAAGCCATTTTCCGAAATATGGGTGAGCTTCAACCCGAAAAACATCCTCGACGATACCTATCAGCGATTCGTTGTAAATCCTCCCGATGATATTTGCCTGCTGACAGTGAACTACACCGACAACCCGCACTTTCCTGAAGTTCTCCGTCTGGAGATGGAAGAGTGCAAACGCAGAAATCCGACACTATATCGTCACATCTGGCTTGGTGAGCCAGTGAGCGCAAGTGATATGGCAATCATCAAACGTGAATGGCTTGAAGCCGCAACCGATGCGCACAAGAAACTCGGATGGAAGGCGAAAGGCGCTGTTGTCTCTGCGCATGACCCGTCAGATACAGGACCGGATGCTAAAGGTTATGCATCGCGCCACGGTTCGGTAGTTAAGCGCATTGCCGAAGGCCTGCTGATGGACATCAATGAAGGTGCTGACTGGGCAACTTCGCTGGCGATTGAAGACGGCGCTGACCATTACCTGTGGGATGGTGATGGCGTCGGTGCGGGGCTACGCAGACAGACAACGGAAGCGTTCTCCGGCAAGAAAATCACCGCCACGATGTTCAAGGGCAGCGAATCGCCATTCGATGAAGATGCACCATATCAGGCCGGAGCATGGGCCGATGAAGTCGTACAGGGCGACAACGTTCGCACTATTGGTGATGTGTTCCGCAATAAGCGAGCACAATTCTATTACGCGCTGGCTGACAGACTGTATCTGACATATCGGGCGGTTGTTCACGGTGAGTATGCAGACCCCGACGACATGCTGAGTTTCGACAAAGAAGCGATAGGCGAGAAGATGCTGGAGAAGCTGTTTGCAGAACTGACGCAGATTCATCGCAAATTCAATAACAACGGGAAGTTGGAGCTTATGACTAAGGTCGAAATGAAGCAGAAGCTCGGTATTCCATCTCCTAACCTGGCTGATGCATTGATGATGTGTATGCATTGCCCGGAGTCGGCTGCGCAACCCGACTATTCCAGTTACTCAATTCCTTGTGGTGTAGGTTGATATGGCAGAAAAAAAGATGACTGACTGGCATCGCAAGGTGCTGTGCAACTTTGATAATGCCTGGTCAGCAACGCAGGATATGCGTGAGCAGATTATTGAGGCTCAACGTTTCGTCCGGGTGTCCGGCGCACAGTGGGAAGGCAGTACAAACGCTGGTTACTCATTTGATGAAGGCAGGTTTGAGCATTACCCGCGCTTTGAACTGAATAAGATTGCCCGTGAATGTGATCGCATCATTGGCGAGTATCGACAGAATCGCATCAGCGTTAAATTCAGGCCGAAGGATGACAAGGCATCGGAAGCTTTAGCCGAAAAAATGAACGGAAAATTCCGCGCTGACTATCAGGAAACATCCGGTGGCGAAGCGTGTGATAACGCATTTGATGATGCCGTAACGGGTGGATTCGGTTGTTTCCGCATGTGTGCCGATTACGAAGATGAAATGGATCCGAGTAACGAGCAGCGACGCATCAGTCTTCTTCCTGTTTACGACCCGGCGACATGCGTTTTCTTCGATCAGGACAGCAAGCAATATGACCGCTCTGATGCTATGTGGGCTATGGAAATGTTCTCCATGACGCCTAAAGCGTTCGAGGCTGAATACCCTGATTCCATCGCGGCAAGCCTTTCTCGAGATGGCACTGGTACTCAGTATGACTGGTCAACGCCCGATGCCATCTATGTTGGACGCTACTACGAAGTTCGCATAGAGAAGGTGAAGCTCACGGCGTGGCGCAACCCTGTTAGCGGAGAAACGGCAATCTATGATGAAGAGCAAATCAAAGATGTTGTTGACGAGCTGACCGATGGCGCATTCGAACTGATTGGCGAGCGGACAGTGAAGAAACGCCGCGTTTATTGCGGCCTTCTGTCTGGCGCTGAATGGCTGGAAGAACCGAAGCGTATTCCGGGCGAACATATTCCTCTCATCCCGGTATATGGGCGTCGCTCATTTGTTGATAATCAGGAGCGAATCGAAGGCCATGCAGCAAAAGCGATGGATGCACAGCGTCTTGAGAACCTGATGGTTTCCATGATTGCAGATAACGCTACTCAGGCTGGCGGTGATGGCATTCCTATCGTGGATGTTGATTTCATTCCCGGCCCATTAATGAATCACTGGGCAGAGAGGAATAAGAAAAGACCTGCAGTTCTTCCTATGACCAGCAGGAAGGACAAAAACGGAACAGTCATTTCAGAAGCTCAGGTTGCTGGCTGGACACCTCCGACACAAATGCCTCCTGCTCTTGCCGGGTTATTGCAGTACACCGGAACGGCTATTCAGCAAATTACAGGTGCGTCGCAGCTTGAGAACATGCCGAGCAACGTCGCTACTGATACCGTTGATAGCATTTTTAACCGGATGGACACGCAGTCCTATATCTACATGGACAACATGGCTAAATCTATGCGTCGCGCTGGCGTTGTGTGGCTTTCTATGGCGCGTGAAGTCTATGGCAGCGATACGCCGATGCGTATCGTTAATGAGGACGGCAGCGATGACGTGGCGCTGATGACTGGTGAAGTGGTTGACCGTCAGACAGGGCAGGTTATCGCGCTTAACGACCTTTCGCAGGGTAACTATGAAGTGACTGTCGATGTCGGTCAGTCGTTCGCTACTCGCCGTGATGCAACGGTTAAGTCGTTACTTTCCATGCTGGCACTTATCCCACCAGGAACGCCGAAGCACGACCTTGTATCGTCGATGATTCTCGACAATATGGACGGCGAAGGGATGGACGACCTGAAAGAATACAACCGCAATCAGTTGCTTCTGTCTGGAGTTATCAAGCCGAGAACGCCAGAAGAACAGCAGATGGTTGAGCAGGCGAAACAACAACAGGCCAGTCAGCCAGATCCGGCTATGGTTGCTGCGCAAGGTCAGCTTCTTGCTGGTCAGGCTGAATTGCAGAAAGCGCAGAACGAGCAGGCAGCCATTCAGGTTAAAGCATTCCAGGCACAGACTGATGCTCAGGTTGCAGCGGCAAACGTTGTGAAAATCCTCGCATCTGCTGATAGCCAGCAAAAATCTGATATCCGTGAGGCGCTGAAACTGCTCGGACAGTTCCAGCAACAGCAAGGAGATAATGCCCGTGCTGATGCAGAGCTTGTCCTGAAAAGTCAGGCACAGGGCCATGCGCAGCGCATGGACATCAGCAGCATCCTGCAAAAATCAACTCAGCAACAACCACAGCAGTAATTAACCCATAACGTGCAATGGCTGTCTTTATGAGGCCTGGCACCCTATTGCCTTCCGATGGGCTGAACATCGAGTAAACAGGGGTAACAAATGGACCAGATGGCAGAAAACACACCAGAAGTTGAAATCGAAACCGACGCGTCAGAGCAGATTCCTGATGATGTCGAACTGGCTGAAGAAGTCGAAACAGAAGATGGCAGTGAGTCCTCTGGCAATGATGCAGAGGAAGCTACTGAAACTGATGACGACGAATCAGAACAGGAATTCTACTTTGGTGACGAAAAGCTGGATTCGCCAACCAGCGAAGATAGCGCAGAGCATGGACTGGTAAAACACCTGCGCAAGACGATTAAAGAGAAAGACCGTGAGCTGAAAGAGCTGATGCGTCAGTCTCAGAAACCCGTCGAGCAGCAGCCGGTAATCACTCAACCACCGCGAATGCCAAAACTGGATGATGAGGACATCGGTTTCGATGAAGAAATCTACCAGCAACGCATGGCTAAGTGGGCAGAGGATAACGGCAAGTACCAGCAACAGGAGATGGCTCGCAAGCAGAAGGAGCAGGAGCTTCAGGCTGCCTATCAAGAGCGATTATCCAAATATCAGCAACGTGTTAAGGCTCTCAAAGTTCCTGGCTATCAGGAAGCTGAGCAGGCCGTACTCGAGGAAATCCCCATCGAGACACAAAACGCGATCTTGTTTGAGTCAGAGAAGCCGGAAATCGTTGTTCTGGCACTCGGTCGCAACGCTGAACTGCGCAAACAACTGGCAGAAGCTACCAACCCCGTAGCAATTGGTCGTCTGCTGGAACGTATCGAATCGAAGGCCAGAATCATGCCAAAAGCAAAAACCACGGCAGCCACAACCCCGACAGTTAAGGGGAGCAACGGCGCAGTAATCAACAACCTCGACAAACTGAAAGCCAAGGCGCTGGAAACTGGTGACTGGACGCCATATTTCGCCGCTAAAAAGGCAAAAAAATAACCTATCGGAGCATTAAGCATGGCTAACCAATTAGCAAAAGACCTTGAAATCATGTTCGAAAACTACGTTGAAGGCTTTGAGGCCGCCTGCGTAGTTTCCCGTAACGCTAAAAAATTCCGTCCCGGTGATACAGCAATGCAGCGAGCAGGTGATGTTCTGTATCGTCCGCAGCATTACCACATGAACATTGAGGAAGGCCTAGACCTCAGCGGCAAAACGCCAACAGCACTGGTTCAGCGCCTTGTTCCTTCTGTGTTCAAGGAGCCGAAAAACATTCTGTACACTCTGGATGCGCGTGAAATGCGTGACCCGGAACATAAAACTGAAGCTGGTCGAGCCGCAGGTATGCGCCTTGCTGCACAGATTGACTCTGACCTGATTTCCATGGTCACGCAGCGTGCTACTAACGTGATCACGATGGCTGACTCAACCACAGGTTCACAGGGCCGTGATTTGTGGAACTGTGCGGCAGGTATTGATGCCACCATGACGGCGATTGGTGTACCTCAGGGTATCAACCGTCGCTCTTTCTGGAACCCCTTCAACTACAAAGACCTTGCTGGCGAGCTTGGTCACCGTGCCTATGCTCAGGGCGCAACCCTGACAGCATACGAAAAAGCGCAGATCCCTCCGGTTGCGTCCTTCGATAGCTACAAGACCGATATTTCTGGTCGTGTTCCGAAGGGTACAGCAACTTCCATTACGCTGGCAGCAGCACCTGCGCACAAGGTTGAAGCGAAAGATGCTAACGATATGCCAGTTGATAACCGACAGGGGACTATTACGGTATCTGCATCTGGCTTGCAGGTTGGTGATGCGTTCACCATTGCCGGTGTGAATTCCGTACACCAGATCACCAAAGATACCACCGGGCAGCCGCAGGTATTCCGCGTTCTGGCAGTTAGCGGAACGACAGTAACTATCTCCCCGAAAATTCTGCCGCCTGACAACGCGGATGTCGCCAGCCGTCCATATGCAAACGTTGATGCTAATGCGGCAAGTAGCGCAGCAATCACCATTCTCAACAAAAATGCCGCACCGGCTAATCTGTTCTGGGCTGATGGTTCTGTTGAACTGATGTACGGCAAACTGGCATTCCCGACTGGTCAGGGGCCACAGGTAATGACAGCAACCACCGAGCAGGGCGCTACGCTGATCATGTCTTACGCCTTCGACCACATCAAAGGCGTAACCACTGCACGTTTCACCACTCTGTACGGTTGCTCTGTACTGGTTCCTGAATATACGGGCATCGTTATTGCCGGGCAGTAATTTTGGTGGGGCTTCGGCCCCATTTTTATTGGGAGAAGACAATGGCACGAACAATGCTCTATAAGCCTGGCAACATGATCACCTGTGGTCAGTTTGCTGTCGATTACATCATTGTTGATGACGAAGAAGTTAAATCTCACCTGAAAAAAGGGTGGGTAAAAACTCCTGAAGAAACCGCAACGAAGCAAAAAGTGGCTAAGGCGGAAGAAGATGGCGAAAACGAAGGGTGATCTCGTTCTAAAGGCTTTACGAAAAGCTGGGCTGTATTCCAATGCCACGTTGACAGATGCTGACCCTCAGGCAATTGAAGATGCCATTAATGACCTCGAAGACATGATGGCAGCATGGCAGGCGAAAGGTATCGAGCTTGGATATCAGTTTGCGGATACAGAAAACGGCATCATGCCGTTACCTGACGATGATTCAGGTATCCCTGCATGGGCAAATGATGGCGTGGCTTTGAAGCTCGCAGTGCAAGTGTGCATGGATAACGTCATTCAGCCGTCAGACGCTCTCCTTACTGCTGCTGACTGTGCATATCAGACAATCTGTATCGCTTTAACCAAAATACCACCACTTGAGCGGCGAAATGACATGCCTCGCGGTAGTGGTAACAAAAGCGCGTTTACGTGGAATCGGTTTTACATCGAGAAAGATGATCCGAGTACGTGAGGTGAATAAATGCCGATTCAGCAACTTCCGCTTATGAAAGGTGTCGGCAAAGACTTTCGAAACGCCGACTATATCGACTATCTGCCAGTGAATATGTTGGCTACACCCAAAGAAATCCTCAACAGCAGCGGATATCTTCGCTCATTCCCGGGCATTGCCAAACGTTCTGATGTGAACGGTATATCGCGCGGCGTCGAGTACAACATGGCGCAGAGTGCTGTTTATCGAGTGTGTGGTAGCAAGTTGTATAAGGGCGAAAGTGAGGTCGGTGATGTTGCCGGAAGTGGTCGCGTATCAATGGCGCATGGTCGGACATCACAGGCGGTAGGCGTTAATGGTCAACTGGTCGAGTATCGCTATGATGGCACGGTTAAAACCGTCTCAAACTGGCCTGCAGACAGTGGATTTACTCAGTATGAGTTAGGTTCAGTCCGCGACATTACACGCTTACGTGGGCGTTATGCGTGGTCAAAAGACGGCACTGATTCATGGTTTATCACTGACCTTGAAGACGAATCGCATCCTGACCGATACAGCGCACAATATCGTGCTGAGTCTCAGCCTGACGGCATCATTGGCATCGGAACATGGCGAGACTTCATCGTCTGCTTTGGTTCATCGACGATTGAATATTTCTCCCTGACTGGTGCAACCACCGTTGGTGCCGCTTTGTATGTTGCACAACCATCGCTGATGGTGCAGAAAGGTATTGCCGGAACCTATTGCAAAACGCCATTCGCTGATTCCTATGCGTTCATCAGCAATCCGGCAACAGGTGCTCCGTCTGTATACATCATCGCCTCCGGTCAGGTATCACCAATCGCCAGCGCGAGCATTGAGAAAATACTACGCTCCTACACTGCTGATGAACTGGCTGATGGCGTGATGGAATCGTTGCGGTTTGATGCTCATGAGTTGCTGATTATTCACCTGCCGCGCCATGTTCTTGTTTACGACGCATCTTCAAGCGCCAATGGTCCGCAATGGTGTGTGTTGAAAACAGGCCTGTATGACGATGTGTACCGCGCTATCGACTTCATTTACGAAGGCAACCAAATAACGTGCGGCGATAAGCTTGAATCGATGACAGGGAAATTGCAGTTCGATATCAGCAGCCAGTACGACAAGCAACAGGAACACCTGCTGTTTACTCCGTTGTTCAAAGCAGATAACGCCAGAGTTTTCGACCTTGAAGTTGAGTCGTCAACTGGCGTTGCGCAGTACGCCGACCGCTTGTTCCTTTCTGCAACCACTGACGGCATCAATTACGGGCGTGAGCAGATGATTGAGCAGAATGAACCGTTCGTTTACGACAAACGTGTTTTGTGGAAGCGAGTAGGGCGCATCAGGAAAAATGTCGGCTTCAAATTGCGCATTATCACGAAGTCACCTGTCACTCTGTCTGGCTGCCAGATAAGGATCGAGTAATGGCTGATTCGAATCTCAATGTGCCGGTAATCATTCAGGCTACACGGCTCGACACATCAATCCTTCCACGCAATATATTCAGCCAGTCTTACCTGCTGTATGTCATTAATCAGGGGGCTGATGTCGGCGCAATTGCCGGGAAGGCAAATCAGGCTGGTCAGGGCGCTTACGATGCTCAGGTGAAAAACGATGAACAGGATGTCGAACTGGCTGATCACGACGCAAGAATCACCGCAAACACAAAAGCGATAAATCTCCTTGAGGTCAGGTTAACAACTGCCGAAGGGAAGATAGTCGTACTGCGTAGCGATGTTGATTACTTGCTGGATGAGGTTATCGATATTCAGGCGCATCTGGTCACTGTTGACCAAAGACTGGATGACGTAGAAAACGATGTCTCTGGCATTAAGAGTGATTACGTATCGAAAACCGTAACCGAATTGCAGTCTCTTGCGTCACCGCTGGATGTAAAAACATCATATTCAGTTGATGGAATTCAGGTTGTTGGAGCAAGAAATACCGGATGGACTGCAGCCACAGGTACGCCACTTCTTGGCTCATTCAACGCTAACCAGTCATACACGGTCGGCACTACGTACACACAATCCGAAGTCGCAGCTCTCGCTACAGGTTTGCAGCAGGCGCGGCAGCGTACTCTGGCGCTTGAAACAGCACTTAGATTACATGGGCTGATTGACTGATGATTACATTCAAACCAACGCGAAACATCGACCTGATCGAAGCAGTAGGAAATCACCCTGACATCATCGCCGGGAGCAACAACGGTGATGGATACGACTACAAGCCTGAATGCCGTTACTTTGAGGTGAACGTGCACGGGCAGTTCGGCGGCATTGTTTACTATCAGGAGATTCAGCCGCTTACATTCGATTGCCACGCCATGTACCTGCCAGAGATTCGCGGATTCAGCAAGGAAATCGGGCTGGCGTTCTGGCGATACATTCTGACTAACACCACCGTTCAGTGCGTCACATCGTTCGCTGCACGCAAATTCCGCCACGGGCAGATGTACTGCGCAATGATTGGCCTTAAGCGTGTAGGAACCATCAAGAAATACTTCAAAGGCGTGGATGACGTGACGTTTTACAGCGCCACACGCGAAGAACTAATCGACTTCCTGAATCACGGGAGATAGCCATGTTATATGCATTTAAGCTGGGCAGAAAACTGCGCGGCGAGGAACCTTATTGCCCTGAAAAGGGTGGGAAAGGTGGCAGTTCTGATAAAAGCGCAAAGTATGCCGCAGAAGCTCAGAAGTATGCAGCAGACCTGCAAAATCAGCAGTTCAACACCATCATGAACAACCTGAAGCCGTTTACTCCTCTGGCTGATAAGTATGTCGGAAGCCTCGAAAACTTATCGTCTCTGGAGGGGCAAGGTCAGGCGCTTAACCAGTATTACAACTCTCAGCAGTACAAAGATCTTGCTGGTCAGGCTCGCTATCAGAGTCTGGCGGCAGCGGAAGCAACAGGTGGATTGGGTTCCACCGCAACCAGTAATCAGTTAGCAACAATCGCACCAACGCTTGGTCAGCAATGGCTATCTGGTCAGATGAACAACTACCAGAATCTGGCAAATATTGGTCTTGGCGCACTGCAAGGTCAGGCAAACGCCGGGCAGACATATGCCAACAACATGAGTCAGATTTCGCAGCAAAGTGCGGCTCTTGCAGCGGCAAATGCCAACAGACCATCAGCAATGCAATCTGCTATTGGCGGAGGTGCGTCTGGTGCTATTGCTGGGGCCGGACTTGCGAAATTAATTGGTTCATCAACTCCGTGGGGGGCTGCGATCGGCGGCGGTCTTGGTCTGCTTGGCTCGTTGTTTTAAGGAGTAATCAATGGCTACGTGGCAACAGGGTATTAATTCTGGTGGTTTTCTGGCTGGCATCGGTACGCAAAATGAGAATGCGCCAAAGGCAAGCGACATTAACGCAACGCTTGGTCTGATCCGCGAAAACAATGAACTGGCTCGCTCAGGTGCAAATAACGTTGGTCTGACCGCGTTACGTGGTCTGGCTGGAGTTGCTGATATTTACAATCAGGAACAGCAACAGAAAGCGATTAGTGCGTTCAATAAGGTTCACGCTGATGCATGGGCTTCTGGTGATCCATCGGGACTATTTAAGTTTGCCCAGGAAAATCCAGCGTTTGTTGCACAGGCACAACAGGCGTTTTCCGGTCTTAATGATCAGCAACGCAACGATATGGGCGATTTAGCCATGAGGGCTAACGTCGCTCTTTCTCAGGGACCGGAAGCCTACAGTAAATTCATTACTGACAACAAGGACAGGTTAAATCGCGTGGGGGCGAATGCTGACTGGATGATTCAGACAGGTATCCAGAATCCAGAGCAGCTATCACACATGTTGACTACTATGTCTCTCGGTGCGCTTGGACCAGAAAAGGCGTTTGCTGTTCAGGACAAGATGGCTGGTCGTGAAATTGACCGAGGCAAACTTGCAGAGACAATCCGCAGCAATCAGGCTGGAGAAGCACTTCAGGCGAGAGGGCAAAACCTTTCCTATCAGTCAGCAATGACTGGACACAATATCGCAGCACAACGCTTGGCTCTGGATCAGCAAGAGTTCGGGTTTAAGATGCAGCAAGCACAGGAAAAGGCTCAGCAGTTGATTAGCGAAGCACCTAAGCTGTCAGTAAACATGGAAAAAGGCATCGAGACGGCTGTAAACAATGCTACAGCATCATCAAACTCAGCCAATTCCATGAGTGCGCTTGCTCAACAGTTCAGAGCAGAAAAACCAACGACAGGTTTGTTCGGTAACGCACAGAACATGTTCGCAAAACTTACCGGAAGCGATACAACATTGCGTGATTTGCGCATCCGCCAAAATGCCCTTGTTAACAGTCAGGTTCTTAAATTCCTACCTCCCGGCCCCGCAACGGATAAAGACGTTGAGATCGTTCGGCAGGGTGCACCAACTGACATGGATAACCCTGAGACGGTCGCAAGATGGCTTGATGCGATGGCAAACCTTGAGCGACGAAACGCGCAGTTTAATGAGTTTAAAGCCGAGTGGATGAGCGCGAATGGCAATCCAGGACAATCGCGTAATGGCGGTCAGATATTGGGGTTGGATGTTAAAAAAGGTGAATCATTGGGGAGTGCCGTTAAGCGGTATATGTCAATGAATACTGACGCAGCGCCAGCACAAGATTCGACACCTTCAGGAGAACCACGGAATCAGGTTGGGTCATATACCTCAAAATCAGGCATTCAATTTACGGTGGAATGATGAAAGTAACTGCAAACGGTAAGACATTTACCTTTCCTGATGGTACGAGCACCGAAGATATTGGCACCGCCATTGATGAGTATTTTGCTGGTCAGGCTGTTCAGCAACAAACAGTTAATCAGGCCAATAATGCACCAACACGGGAAGAACCATCATTGATGCAACAAGCTGGTGATTGGCTCACAGGTGGTAAAAGTGCAGGGCAAATTGCAGAACAGGCTGGTCGTGGTCTGGTAAACATACCATTTGACGTATTGCAGGGTGGCGCAAGTCTGATTAATGCAATCAGCCAGGGGCTTGGCGGCCCCAAGGTTTTGGATGATGTTTATCGCCCTGTCGAGCGACCGACAGACCCTTATGCGCAAGCTGGAGAAACAATTGGCGGGTATTTAGTTCCAGGAGTTGGAACGGCAGGAAGCATGGCTATTGGATCACTGGCAGAGGCCGCAAATCAGAAAGGCGATTTCGCACAAAATGCAGCTAAAAATGCCGGAGTTAACCTTGCCGCTCAGGGTGTTCTTTCCGCAGCAGCAAAGGGAATAGGGCGTGGAATAACGGCTATAAAAGGTGATATTGCGCCAGAAGTGGCGAAGAAAATTGCCACATCAGAATCGATGGGCGTGACACCAATGACATCTGATGTTATCCCGCCGAAAAATGCTTTCACTCGCGGACTTACTCAGGATGCTGAGGGGGCTTTGCTCGGGACAGGCTCAAAGCGAGCTGAGCAATATGCAACGCGTAGTAAGCTGGTAAGCAATTATTTTGACCGTTTTGGTGAGTACAACCCTGATGATGTGGTGAAATCTCTTACCACCACGTTAAGGGGGCGGAAGGATGCCGCTGGCGCTGTTATCAATGACGTCACCAATAAAATGGGTAATGCCGCAGTTGATACCACAAATACCATGAATGCTCTGAATACAGCGATCGCAAGACAGGAACGGCTTGGGACGTCTGCCAATCAAAGCCTGCTTACATCCTTGCGTAACCTACGTGAAGAATTAGCAAACCCTGCAACTGATTTGGATGTTACGTTTGATCTCTTGCGTCAGCACAGAACAGCATTTAGATCTAATGTTCAGGGAGATGCTATGGTCTTCCCCAACCAGGCAAAAGCAGCTACCAATATGGTAGAGAATGCAATGTCAAAAGACCTTCGTAACGCAGTTGCTAAAAACCTCGGTGCATCAGACGCAGCAAAATACCTTAAAGCAAATTCCGATTATGCAAACGTTTATAATAAGGTGCTTAATAAAAACATTGCCAACAAGCTCAACAAGGCAAGCAGTGAAGCCAGTCCTGAACTTATAAATACCGTTGTATTAAGCAGAAAACCATCTGACGTGAAACGAATCTGGAGCGCACTGGATGATAAGGGGAAAGATGCTATGTGA